CTTGTTAGTGTATCCCAATTGTACTCTGTGATACCATTCTCTTTGGCATATGTCTGAATCAAAGAAAGAATAACTTCAGGAGACGACAAATCTGACTTTGCAATAGTTACACTTCCTGCCTTGATAGTTTCGCTTTCGGCTTTATATTCAGATTTAAATGTTACCTCTGTCGCATTATATTGATTCTTTAAAACATCATTAAAGAAACTGACGTCATCTTGGCTTAAAGCATTAGACGTTTTAATTCTAAAACGAGACTGCTTTGGATAGTTTTGTGCTTCCTTTAAGAAATCTTTCTGTGAACCAGACCAGCTAAGCGTAACAAAGGGCTTAGGATTAGGTAGCTTTCTAAAGCTAATGTTCCAATCATCTTTAGATTTGATATCCCATAGAAGGTAGCCGTGATCCACTTCCTCAGCATAGTTCTGCTGTACAGGACAACCGCTATAAGCTATCCACGGCTTTTTCTCTCCGCTAGCTGTGTCTCGATAACCTAAAAATTGCATTTTGTGAATATCGCCAAGAAATGTATAGGGATAATCCTTAAAAAAATCAACCTTTATGTGAGTCTCGTCTATCTCCCATCCCGTTTCGGTTACACAACCTAAAACAGGCCCGTGATAACATGCAATATTAATCTTGCCAGGTTCAGGTTTGACATTTTCCCAGCCTTCTTCATCAAAAAGGCTGTAGACGCAGAAATTATACCCTGGCTCAAACTCATATACACCACTCTTCTTGTAGAGATGAATATTTGGATTATTAATTGCTTGAACTATAGGTGATACTGCATCTTGTCTAGAGAGATTCGTTAGGTTGCCATCATGATTGCCAAGTATTAAATGGACAGGCGCTACTTGTGCCAACGACTTCAACCACCATGTTAGTTGTTCAATATACTCAGGCGATATTCCAGTGGTTTTTGTATGAAAAATATCTCCGCCAACAAAGATGTGGTCGACCTTATTCTTCTTGCAATCTTTAACAAATGCCGAAAATACCTCGCGATATTCGTCGTGTCGGCTTAGGCCTCGCCAATGTACATCGGCAGTATGTGCTAATTTTACCATCTAATTAATTAATTTTAATACACGCTAATCTGATTGTTCAATTTCATTAAAAATTGAATTTTTTTGTTATTGCCTTGTCAAGCTTATTAAAAAATAAATCGTTCCATCCGTAAGTACTTGCACTCAATAGTGCAACTCTAAATTGTTCTTTGGTCATGTTTCCAGGATCACCCCAAGCTCTCACATCTACAACAATGACATCAATTCCATATTCTTGTAATTTCTTAACTATCTTTGGCATCTTTGTGTTCCACATGTCGCCATCTAGTGCTAGTGCTACGGGCGTGTTGTGGAACAATATCTTGTTAAAGAGTTCATGACGTTCATCGAGATCAGACCCAAGCATTGCTGTGGAATTTTCTGGGCATTTGACAAGATCAAATGGGCCCTCGCAAAGAACTATTCTTTTTGACCAATCTATATTAATCTCATTGAAGACGATAGGATTCTTGTCAACATCCGGATTATCGTACTTTGGTTTTCTATTGCTATCAATAGCTCGAGCAACAAAATAGTTTAATCGACCCAATTTGTCAAACGAAGGCATTAATATTCTTCTTTTCCAACGTTGTTCATTAGAAAATCCAAATTTAAAATACCAGGCATCTTTTTCGTCTAAGCCTCTATCATTAACATATCGCCATAGTGCTTTAACATCAGGATCTCTTACGTTACCCAAAGTTAACAAGCAAAAATCTTTAGGCAATTCAATCTTCTTTTCTTCTTCTTCTTCTACAAATACAAAGTCATTATAGATTCCTAGCTGCTGCTTATAGCATTCAACTTGATCTTGAGTGCAATATTTTCTAAGCAGCGGAAGCAGACTTCTTGACTTCCAACCACACGTCCAACAATGATTTGCATCGTCAGACGTTCGAATAGCAAGTTTTTTCTTTGTGGGATCAGACGAAGCACAGATAGGACATCGAACATCAAAGTTTTTCCCATTGCCTGATAAACGGCCGCGTCCAAAAAGAGACTCATAAAAATTGACTTTATCAGTCAGAGATAATACCACAACATAACTGTAACACGTCTAAGCGTGAGTGTTCACAGTCTTAATTGAAGCAGCTCTAGCTATCACATATGAATCAGTAGCATCTCGACTCCAATCGACAAGCGCTCCGTTCTTTTTAGTTGGCCAGTTAATGTGAGAAAGATCATTTTCTTGCATGTACTTAAAGACTTGCTCCTTGCCATTCATGCCTGCGATAGACGTTCTTTGCATCTTTATTCCACAAAGTTTTCTTGCATGAGATGCTGAAATATATTCAGGATCAACTTTGAATATTTCCCTAGAAATGTAGGAGCATATTCCGTTAAATCTCATTAATGTTGTGATTGTTGCTGCTGATGACATTCCTGTGCGAAATCCCATTAGTGGTTCTTCGACGGATACTCGATATTCCCCAGGAAATTTCTTTAGCAATTCAGAGAACTCAACTGCAGTTAGATCAGCTTTGTCCCATAACGTCTTACACTTCTTAAATTCAATTCTGTCTAGATGAATAATATGGGAGCCGTTATTATCAGGCTGAATGTCAGGATTAATGATGCAAATACCTGTCACTGATGTTGAAACGTCAAGGCCTAAGATTAATTTATTCACGCTCTAATTGTTAACAACAGATGCTTCGTGTAAATTCTGTTAAATCAAACCCATATTCTTTAATTCTATTTCTGTTAATATAATGTAAGTGGCTCCGTTGCTTATACACCATTGGTCTGCCGCTGCCGCCTTCTTCTTAACAACAGCTTGACAAAGTTTTCTCTTTTGCTTAATCTCAATAAGCTTCTTAGTTCCATCACGAAAAATAACAAAAAAGTCAGGATAGTATTTTCTAATCTTCTTGGTCTTTTGATTTGACACATATTCAATTATTATCTTTTCATATGACCATGAATCAACATCTAGACTGGCATCTAAGTGAATCATGTACTTTTGTTCCCATGATGACCTAAACTTGCATTCACCGGCAATAGGCGAGCGATAAGTGCCACGTATATAATGACCCTTTCTCTTCTTCTTTCGCTTCTTAGGTGTGGCCATAATTTAGTAAAATGTCAATAATCTATAGCAATCTTAAACAAGATTTTATCAGCAAAACGCTTAATTATCGGTTGTGCTAATTTAACTTTAGCAACAACGTTCATGTTTTCATCATGTAAATTAACAGAAGAGATGTACACAAATACGTCCTTGTCGACAGGGTCGCCAGATGCTCTTAAATTATTTTTTTCAAGTGCATAGGATGGATTTGACGAAGAATTAAGTTGACCTGATCCTGCTAGAATCTCATATTTTGTTGAATATATGTTACTTACGCCCTTAAAAGCTACTTCATATTGTTGCTTTCCAAAGAAGAACAAGTGAGGATTCTTTATTACTACTATTCCTTCATCATAGAAAATATTACCGACAGAATTTTGTGTATACTGCTGTGTGATAGAATCAGCACGGTAGAGATTACCTAAACTGTCATCTTTGATAGTTATCTTGACAGCGCCCTGTGAACCAGATATTGCTGAGTCAGTTAAAGTAAAGCTTCCTGGTAATATTCTTTTACCGTAGAAGATGTTACTGATATTGAAAATAGTAGCTTGATTTGAAGATGCGTCCCGCAAGTTATCAAATATTGGCAAGGGTAAGTCTTTAAAGATGCCTCTGTTTAAATCACTGTCTGATATGGAATTATCTATTGCTGCACCAAGCTTATTGTAAGCATTTTGTAGTTTGGAACCTATCGCTACATTTAAATTATCTGGTGTGGGACCATAAAGCTGACTAATAAAACCTGAATAATTCGATGTATTGGGATCGGAATTGTTTAAGATTGTAGAAGAAGTCATAACAAGATCTTCCAGCAAAATTGCACTCAGATCAGTTAGTCTGCCCGTCTTATTTCTGTACTTATCTTGGTATCTTTCTGATTTTAGAATTTCAAAGCTGGGTTCAAAACTTCCATCATCACAAGGCAATATAGATAAATTTCGCTTAGCCACATTATTCATTTGATAAAGAATATTGTTAGCATTAACTTGACTATTATTACTTGTCTGCACTGAGCCTGTTAAATTTATTAGCCTTGGATACTGTGAGTTTGTAAAGTCTCTTACGAAATTTTCAAGATTGATATAATGACCGTTCACACCGAAAGCCATAGCAACATTAAATGGATCGTCTGTAGTACCGCTAATTGTATGAAATGGAGTCTGCAATACGCCGCCCTGAGTTGTTTTATGCTTTCTTCTAATCGCTGACTCTTGAACAAAAAATGGAGGTAGATAGAACGCTAAATCATTTCTATCAGATGCTAGTCCGCCAATGCCTGAAGATCCGGATACACTTATTTCGTTATCATCTACGTAGTATCGTTTAATCATCAAGTCATGCATTTCTGCTTTTAAAGGATGATTAAAAGCATATGCTGTTGGCTCATCTAAAGATGATGCAGATGCAGATAAAAGAGGCGTTGCTCCATTTGCTCTTGATATGTCATATGCAAAAAATCTATTTTGTGACGCATTGTCTATATTTGTTCCTTCATAAAAATTTCCAATGCATAAAGAATCTGGGTTACTTTTTACGTTTGATGTATTAACATTAATTGTACCAGAAGGAACTACGAAATAACCTCGTTTTACACCATCAATTATAAATGAACCGCTTCCATCATTAATAGTATTAGTACCCCATCGCACAGCAACGTGGTGCCAGTTATTCCATTCTAAGCTATTGTCATCAGAAACAAATACAAGATTAGAAGGATACGTTCCTTGACTTGCAAGTGAAGGTGAAATATCAGCACTATGACTTAATTGTAGCTGTAATCTAAATCCGACGGGGAGACCGGTAGGATCTTTAGCAGACCCTGTTATAAGTGATAATGCATAGCTTGATGATAAATGAAAGATTGTGCCGGCTTTAAAATGCCCAGAGTCAAGACCATCAGTCTGATATCTGGGATTAATATGAAATTCAAATGAGAAAGCCCCAGATAAGCAATAAGTTCCGGAAGCATATCCTGTTTGTGTAGGCAATAAGCTATTTTGCACATTAGGATAAAGTAACACAGACGAAGTAGGAATTGTTTGCGACGTCTTTGAAACTGTAAAAAAATTTAATGAATGATAATTTGAATATGACCAATTTGCATGTGGATACTGTGTCCTATAGTAAGGCATCAAAGTGTCTTTAATCGTATTCTTGGCCAATGTGTATCGACTAACAGAACGTGTATCAGAATAGAAATCAAGAGGTGAAAATCTTTCGATTGAAGATGTATAGTTTGTTCTTATTCCTACATTATGAACTTTGTCTAAGTACGTGTTTAAGTTCACAAGAGAATTAGTCTTTAATGAGCCAGAACTTCTTTCTTGTCTAACGCTGTTATTGATAGTATCATAATCAGCTATAAAAGTTTGATCATTAGCATTGCCTTGTTCAAAAACAGGTAACACATCTTTCTGATTAGTAGAGTATCTAGGGTAGATCTTAATTGACCCAGTTACTCTCTGGCCGTAAGACCCAGAAGAAAAAGTAAAAGTTCTTCTGGGTGTTGTGACTATAGTAAAATTTTCTACGTCATCTTTAGTAACAGGTATGATTGCCATATCTTAACTTGCACATTACGTCAGAAGTCAAGTCTTACTCGGAACGTTAAATCTCTTCCTGCACTCTTTTCAACAGGTCGACTTAGTTTAGAGACAGCCAATAGACCACCTGATGCATCATAAAGTCCAATAGTTGTTACATATGCAAATGTCTCCTGAACTTCATCTGGTAAGGCAGGATCGTATATAACTAGTCTACCTTCATTAGATGTGCCAGCAGCTTCAACATATGTTGGATTTGATGAGAAATTAAAGTCATCAGGTAAAGCTCTGCAAAATATCAATGAAGAATTAATGTTTGTGATGTTTTGAAATGTGATCGCAGTATTAGAAGTATTCCCAAATCTTGCATAACAGAAATGATCAACTATATTATCAATGCTTGCTGATGTTATTAAATCAGGAACGAGCTTGGCCTTTAGCGCTGTTGCAGTTCCTGCTGCACCAAGCATCATCTCGCCTGTTGCAGTCATAGCATCAATTGTTCCCGACATAAATTGAGATCCGGAAGTCACCTTCTCAATATCAAGCACAACTATGCCATGATCATAATAGATTCTACCAACAGCCTGCGTAGTGTTTGAAGCATCGACAAGATAACCAAATTGACCTCCCACACTGAAGAATTTTTGGTCAGATGCTCCGACGTCAGTAAATATGGTTGAACCACTGTTGGCCGCATTAATATATAGATTTGTTCTTCCTCCCGCGCCAGCATCAGGAATACTTTGAGCAGAACCTGTTGATGTAAAAGATGCTGATTTAAACATCTTCATTGCAAACGTCTCTCGCTTTAGTTGGTCTCTAGTAAAAAGACGCTTAAATGCCAAGAATAAACCTGCATCAATTTCAGTTGTTGTTGTATTTGAAGAAGTGGCTGAAGCATCTACAGGGAGCGTGAAGACTTCTGTTCTATCTCCAAGAAGAATCTGTGCAAATTGACTATAGAGATCCGTTTTTTCTCTCATCATAAGAGAGCTGCTTGGATACAAATATTTACCGCCTGAGTCTTGCGCAGTCGTTGTCAATGCTGCAACTCCATTAGTTTTAGCATCAGGCGGAGCAAGCCCTACTGTAATATCAAAGACAGGATTTGCAGTTTGCAAAGTAAAGTCTTGGTCATAGACAGTTTGAAAGAGCGACGAAGTAACGCCCGGGCCAATGCCGCCAGTAACAAAGACTTGATATTTTCTTCTTGATACTGATGCTGATATATCTTCTTGTAGAACATCAATTAATTGATTAAGAAATGATCTTGTTGTCTTTTTGTCGCCGGCACCGATCTGTTTTGATAAAGGCATTTTTTCTCTTTAGATTATGAAAGAAGTGTGTAAGTTATAGGAAGCTCTAATGTTACACCGTGTCTATTACCTATTACTGTAATATTAGATGTAATTGTTCTCTCAGTTGCACTTGTTTTTTTACCATAGATTGTAGCTGTGGTGGAATCAATTGATCTGGCATTTACAGTAAAACCAATTGGTTGTGTTGGATCTGATAAAACTATTGTATATGTTGCCATTCTTGAAGGGTCACTAGACACAATGGTTGTGGCTGCAGCATCTACTGTTGACAAGCTTCCGTTAATAGGATTTGATAGCGTAAAAAATCTATCTGATACTTTAATGCTATACGCAGTCTGTACAACATCTGCAATGTCAGTTGGATTAGAACTACCCTTATACTTAAGCGTTAGCGTAATCTGCTTTGACGTCGTATTATTATTATTATTATTAACTAATGCTACTGATGCCGGACTTGCAGTTAAAATAGGCAGATATATTTGTGAAATAGCTGCGCCGCCGTTCTCTCTTCCTATCAACCTAAACTTAAGCGCTACTGCTGGGTTTGTTAGGGCTTCAAAGATAGGCGTATTCTTTTCAATCTTATCTTTACCAACAGCTCTTCCATATCGCTTAATCGATCTATAGTCAACTTCATCATCTGCTAGCGCAAAATGTGTAATATTGAAGCTGCTATTAGAAAGTGATAACTGCTGTCTACCATAATCAGTTAATACTGCATCTAAAATTATATTATTTGTGCTGTGATCAAGAAATCCCATTGTCAAATCCTATGTCAAGATATAATACAACAAAAATATACCTGTGCTTAACTAATTGCCAAATTTAATTTATGAACCTACAAATTTAGCAACATTAACTAATTTCCTTCAGCAACTTGAAGAAAGTCAAGAACTTCAATTTCAGCTGGTGGTGCTACTAATACAGTAATGATGTCTGCTGGTGGTGGTGGTTGCTCAATATTCATTTTCAAGACTTTCATTTTTTGATTATCAAGATTAATGATTTGCATTTGATAAAAAGGCTTTTCTATCTGTTGCTGTTTATCAGGTAGCTGAATATTAACAACTTTAAAGTTTGTTCCGCTTTCGTCAATTACCTCATAATGATCCGGTGAAAAATAAATATCTAGGCTTTTTATTTTCATTCCTGTTGTATTAATAGAATCTTTAAAAGTGTCTGAACGTAAGTTCATATTAGGGTACGTTCTAGGTGCACCTTCATCGCAGATAAGCTGTGATATGAGTCTGTTCTTATAGAAGTCAAAATTAACTTTGTATTGTGATGAATAATTCGATATCATTCCGTGAGCATCAACTGAACAAATTGCATAGATGTAAGAAGTTGACTCAAAAAACTCATTGTCAATTACAAAATCTACATCAACGTGTTTGTAAATGGGTAAGTCAGAGTCTTTAACAAGATGTTTAAATTCTGAACTCATACTTGAAATATTATTTGCATCTACTATTTCTCCGGTTATAAACCGCCTATTTGCAAAATTTCCGCTTGTTTGATCTGAATCAGCAGCATTCAAGCCTAACTCTGAGCTTAATTTAGATTTGGCCTCAAAACTTGTAGTTGATCTATCAAAGCCATATTGTGCTATTAACTCAAAAGGCTGATCTAAAATAGCTCTTCTAAAAACTTGAAACTGTTTAATATCAGACTGCGGATTGACTGGGAAATCCCAAGTTATTATAACATTTCTCTTTACATAGTCAAAATTAAATTTAATGTCGGCCGGCGGAGGTGGTGGTTTAAATTCATAACACGACACGTCTGTTAAAACTGACCTTGAAGCAATTTTTACAGTGAGTATATCGACTTTTCCGTCATTGTCGGAATCACCAAGAATATCAATTTCTGCTACAACATTTAAAGTGTATACATACTTTCCACCATAAACAACGCCTGAATCATTATAAGAACTTAAAGCTGAATTTTTTAGATATTTGACAAACTCTTCTGTTAAACCGCCATCACTATCGTATCTATATCGCCTAATGATATAGCCTTTAATTCTTGGACGAGGGGTTGTGCCAGTTCCTGTGTTAATATTTTTTAATTCAGAAGCAGGTAATATGACGTCTTTGCTTTCATCGATGCTCGGTATTAATTTTTTTAATTGTTCAAGCTCTTCATTTCCTATTTCAGCATTTGACAGAACATCTTGTGCCACTAACTTATTTATCTTAACATTTAAAGATAAAGATGATGTTAAGGTTTTAAATAAGTTTCCTTTATCAACAATAATACCTTGCGCATCAACAACTTGGAGACCGAGGACTTGAGTCGGTAAATCAGATAGCGCATCATATTGATCATATATACCTTTGATTTTTTCATCAATTGCAGATTTCTTTTTTGTAAAGGTATCAGAATTTGCGATTATTTTTAATAAAGCATTTTTGTTTGAGATGTCAAAAAAGTCATTTACGAAATTAAGTCCAAAATAAACATCTAAGTCTACAGCAGCTTTCTGAATGTCTGTGACTTCAGAAAAATTTCTAGAATAATAGAAACGTGAAAATGTGTCGTCTTCTGAAACTATGCTGTTAATGAGAGCTGCAGTCGACTCATTTCCATCAACATAATCATAATTTTCAGATCTGCTCAAAGGATTCCACGAGAGTGCAACGTACCTTGGAGATAATTGAGAATTTATATCATTTATTGATTCCGTTCTCTCTTTTATTGTGTAAAAATTATAGACAAAGTCACTCGAAAAATTAGTAACTTCAGGAATGTTAACTACATAAGTTGATCTAGATATTTTTGAGTTTGGCATGTTACTGTGTCTTTAAATGCTTAAGTCTATTTCTAAAAAACATAATAGTCAGATGCAATTTCTACCCAATATTCATCAATAAATATTTCACTTTGACTAGAAGGTATTACTCGTTTAAAAGATTCATTGTTGGCAGCTAAAAGTCCACTTTTGAATATGCCTTTATCAACTTGCGCGTTATATATCGCTTCGAGGCCCACATTACCTTTAATTGTGTCCTTGTCTAATTCAAAATCATCTGGGTCTATTGCAACTGTAAATGTTCTATCAAATTTCTTAGGTAAAAAAATCTTTTTTCTAATTTCGTCCTCAGGAAGAAAAACTGTCTCATTCATAAAATATCGCTTAACAGATTCTTCTCTACGTTTGATAAAACTCACAACATTTTGTGGCGAAACATTCGCATTCGCAGGTATTGGTATATCTAAATTAGAAGCGTTAAATGTGTTGTCAGTGGTTCCAATATAAAAATTAAACTGATCACTTACGTTCTTTAAAGATTTTTCTAAGTCAATGTAATGATAAAAATGTCCTTCATCGACACGTGCGCTAGTAAACAAATTTATATATTCTTCTAGCAAAAAACTCTTAGCATGGTTTTTATAAATCTCTGTATATTCGGCTTTTTTATTTTGTTCTACAGCTTTCAAGGCGAGTTGGAGCGCGGTGTCGGGTTTAAGCGTTTGGTTTAAGCCAAAAGATTTCGCGCCTGCCAAAGAAAAAATCTTTGTTGGAATATTATTAATAAAATCATCTGCATAGCTATAAGCGTTAATGTCAAATTTGTCCCAGTTGCTAATCACCCGGGTTGGATATCTCATTAAATCAAATTTAAATTCTTTTGGCAAATAAGGCAGACCGGGGTTTAGCAGGTCTGCCTTATATACTCTTAATGTTATTATATTATTAGCGAGAGTGCTAGCTTTGTCTAAGGATGACATTATGCTCGGGGTACCTGAAAGTTTTCTAGCCATTCTTGGAGGAATTCCAACTGTTATAAGTCTAACATTGTTACCATCTTTTTTGTTAAGCGTTGGCTCAATTGTGAAATATTTTCTTATAACGCTGTAAGAAAATGCATCAAAGCTGTTCACAGGAAGAAAGTCGATATTTTTAATATCATAGCTGTTATCATTACTCATTGTTCCTGTTAGTGGAAACATTGCTGCGGTGTTGTACTCGGGTCGTACCCCTGCAGCAGCAAGATTTTGTATAGCAAGCTGTGCCAAAGGTCGATGACCTTCAGAAAATCTATCAATAACTTCACTAGCAATATGACTTGAATGTATAAGCTGTTCTTGAGAAAAAGCTTGAGAAACTAAATAATTTTTCATTTTAGAATCAGACCCAGCTTCAGAAGCTACAGCTGAATAAAATTGATTGTAATAATCTTTTAATGGGTGATTTTTTTCATTAATCTTGTCTAAATACACCTTAAACTTCTCTACTTTGTCTGACATATTGCTTATAAAGCTGTTTAATGTCAAAGTTCTTTTTTTCATAGAGATAATTTCAGATAATGCAATAGAATTAGAGCTGTTTAACGTTACGGGATTTAACGCAGTCTCGTATAAAAAAGAAGTACCGGGAAGAAGTTGAAACGGTGAAGTGCTCGAAGCAACCGTTTTAATGTTACTAGACCCTTGATGGGATATTGTAGAATTAGAAAATACAGTTGAATAACCACCTAAAAGTGATCCACCTTTTTCTAATTCACATGGACCAACAAATTCTTCTGGCGTCAATACAGATATTGCATTAACAAGAACTAAAAAATAATTCCACATGAATGAAATTTTTGATATGCCACCATAAGTTGTCGTAGAATCATCTATGCCGCCGGCAAGCTTGACACCGGCCGCAGGAAAATCACCATCTAATCTAAATAATCCGGGCCGTCTTCTAATCATGTGTAGACACGAAGCGATAGAATCAAATAAAATATTGTCGGAAATTGATACATAATTAGAAAAAAGAGAATTACCTTTCTGCAAAAGATTGATTTCATTGGCCGAGGGCGAGCTGTAGTTGTCCAGGTCGTTTGCCGAGACGAGCTTAAAATTTGTAATTACAAAGTCGAGTAATCCATTCGGTTTAAAGCTAGTTTTATTTGTATCAGCTGTTATAACAGGAAACATTTCTGGGTGAGCAAAAATTAATCCGTCGATGGCTAATCCAGGTCTATTAGCATTTCCATTGGCGTCAATAAGCGTTAAATATTTAGCTTTTCTAAGTGTAGCTGATTCTTTAAAATTATTTTCAAGCGTCGGATTGCCTTGTGCAAGCTCTTTTAAATCAAGTGTGGATGTTGCGCCGACATATTTTATTCTTGAGCTTTGTTTAAAAGGTGAATATCCGCTAGACTCAATTTTGCTGTTAGAATCATCAAAATCTAATTGGTACATTCTGTTAAGACAGATCGAAAAAATAGCTTTTAATATACTTTCACCCACCCGCTTTTCATTAAGCTTTTCACTAAATGCTAATGCTTTAGTTCGCTTAATTAATGATGCCAATAGCCTGCCTGAACGGTGGACGGGATTTAATTTAAGAAATTGATCATGATTAATAACAATCAGATTATCTTTGTTTAAAACATTTTTAGCGTCGGATTGGGTTTTGGTAGCAACTTTGATAAATTTAGTACTAAAATATATTTTATCTAAAGCTGATTTAATTCCTTTAGAAGGATCATCTAACATACTATCATAAAGCGCACCGCCGAAGATGCCGGCGGAGATGCTGTTGTTGGTAAAGAGATCGGCGTAAGACAGCGCACCGCCGGCGGTGAGGCCCTCGTTTAAACCACTCACAATTTCCATTGAGCGATTTGCATTGTTTATTTTTGTTAATAACTCATTAGCTTTTTCAGGGGATAAGCTGATGCTCTCATTGGATGTATTGGCTGCATTAATTTTACCAGCGAGTGCAGCTTCTAAGTAATAAGTTGCTCCATTCGTGTCGCCTGGGTTGAAATCAACTATTTCTGGGTTATCATTGACTTCAAGCGATAAAATTCTAGACTCATTGTCAACTCCGGCGGGGGCGGGCACCTGGGAGTTTAATTGCTTTACTTGTTTTGTTAACGACAGAAGTGAGATACCGGGATCTGTTTCATCTGCAACTGTAAAATTAGTAATATTTTGTTGGAATACGCCAATTAAACTATCCCATATGGCAAAGTTTGGATCTCCAGCTGGTTGTATATTAAATGTAATATTAGCTTTGTCTAATTTATTTTGATTTTGTGGGACGCTTAACCATCTAGAATAAGACTCTTCTTTTAAAAGATTGAAAAGTGTCAATCCAAATAGCCTATCCGTTTTATCCTTATAACCAGAAATTTCTTTTGCTATGTTACATTGTAAAAGTGGAACTATAGACAAGCCGAAAAAGGGATCACCCGAGAAAAGGGGGGTTGATGAAATATAAGGTGAAAATGATGCCAGCACTTGTTGCTGGCTGTTGGTGGTGATAGGTGGAGAATAAGCTACTTTTGTTTGTGGCTGTAAACCTGTCGCTTTAGGATTTGCAAGACCTACAGTAGCTATAAGTAGCAAAGCACCGTTAGTTGACGAGTTTAAATTTTTATTTAAAACAACGTGACTTTTTACAGGTGCATTTGAAGAAAAGCTTATTAAACCTAATTTATTTTGTGTGCTGGGTATTGTCAATAGATCGTATAAAGTGTTTTTATATAAATCTAGATTTGAATAGCCTTGTTCAACCGCGCCATCAATAACAGAATCATTATTATGAAGAATAATTTGTTTTTTAAGCAGTAATAGAACAGTAGCATAAATTGTGGTATTAGAAAAATTGCTAGGGCTTGTTGTATCTAAATCTTTAATGTTCTCTGAAGATAAAAGATCATCTATTGGGTACTGAAAAACGTTTTTCTGCAGTTTTCTAATATCTAGAGAAAAAACTGCTTCTTCAAATTTGGTTAATAATTCGCTGACAGGCGCTAATTGTTTGTTAGCGATATTAACAAAAGATATTCTTTTTTCAACAATCTTTTTGAGCGTACTATCTTTTACTACAATAATTTTAGCTGCTGTTGATGCTGTTAAAGTTTGAGCTGCCTCTTTAACTGAGAGCGCATAATCTCTATCTTGAGCTTGATTAAATCCAAAGCTTGTAATGTTACCTGTATCTTGCAAGGGAAGATATTCAGCAGACGAAATTATTACAGGTTCATCCTGCGGCAGCAATGTGTAGATTGTAAATTCTGTAGCTGCGGTTGCCTGTGCTTGTAAGCCAGGGTCAGTCACATTATTCTGAGTATATACACTTGATGGAGGTGAAGGCACTATTTTGGGAAGCAATGAGGGGCTGAGAACGACGAGAGGCGTTTGTATTATAGTTGTTGCCTTAGTGTTATAGCCGTTTTGCGCGGGTGATGCTTTGCTTGGTTTTCCCATAAAAATCTTAAATTTTGTCGACAGTATCTGGGGATATTAAAAGGGGATTACTACTAGTAGACTCACCTAATGAGTAATCATTTTTTACAGGGACGACATCATAATACATAGTACCTATATCAGAATCAAAATTAATTTTGTGGTATATGTAAAAATCACTTGTTGTTCCTATTATAGACTTTTTACCATTTACAACTTTAGAAACGATAAAACAATCAAATGCACCGTTTACGCTTGGCCATGAAATTTTCATCATGGTTCTAGTAAGTCTTTCAACAGAAACACTTTGCACTAAGATGTTAGTAGACTCAGTATTGAACTCAATATTTTGAGCGATTGTTATACCAATAAAATCTGTCATAAACAAGTCTTTTTCAAGCTCATTATCTTCGTCTGCTTGAAGTATTCCTGTATTAATAACATTTGGACTTTTCCATTTAGACGGCTTATAAAACCATTCTTTACCGCTAACTGACGTTCCAGTAGATAAAAAATTCTTTATTAGATTGACAGGATTTCGCTTGTAAGACTCAACTTCATATGTGTATTGTCGTCCTGGTACTAGTGAAGAAATACTTGATTGTATCTGTGTTTCTTGATTATCAATAAATGTTCCGTTGGTAATAATATCAAAAGATTCTCTTCTACCGTCTATCTGATCAATTCTTGATACTTTATGATAGAGCGTCTCTTCAAAGTCTTTTTCTTCACTTGAAATTTGCTGAGTAACAGAGCCAATTATTAATTTATCTTCCTCAGCTTTTAGAAGCGCTATCTTTGAATTCTTTTTTAGTTTTGTTGAGCTTATGCTAAACTGTATGCTATCATTATTGATGTTTATATTGTTTAGCTCAACAGAATAAGCATTAGTATTGATATATTTGACTTCAACAAATTGAGGTAAAGTTACACCCACGAGTATATTGTTATTATCAAATACTTCTATGAAATATTCATAAAAATGACCTAATAAAATATTATTATCATTTAAGATAAAAGAGTTGATTGTTTCTGTAATATTACTTGTTCTAATGACTTCAAAGTCTGAATTAGAAGAATTAGTACAGTCTCTTCTATGAATTTTTAATTTATTTATATTTGATAAAGTATTAAGCTTTATATTAAGCTCAATATTGCTGATATCGATTTGTCGAACATGAAAAAACAAGGACTTTGATTTTAGGCTTACATTATTTGGCAAAGATGAAAAAAGTACATCTGAGAAAATGTTAGACTCGCCAAAAGCAGTAACTGGCTTTACTCTATAACACGCTTGATAGTTCGAGATAGTATCAAAAAACTCTGTATAGACTTCATTCTTTTCCAGATTTTTAATAAAAGCAAATTTTCCGTTATCGTTTGAAAAGTTCTTTATGTAAAGATTAAATCCTCTTATCTTTTTTTCATCTACTGCAGTTAAAAGTGGAGAAATTGAAACCGAATTAACAAGACTGTTTACATGAGTCTTGCTAACATTTGTATTAATAGCTTGTATGTTATTATAGTAAGCTTCAAGGCACCTAGCTAAATTAATTGGAATAACCAGCTGCTCGTCTTCTGTGTTTGGAGCGTTGCCAGCAAATAAAGATAATTTTAAAAAAACAGAACCTTCTTGAAGTAATGATATTGGAAGATTAACAACTTCAGAAAGCGTTAAGCTTTCAAGATATTTTGATGTGTTTTGTTTAACATAATAGTTTAAGCTTTGATTATTAATTTGAGCACTATTATTTGTGTTTAGAATTGTGTCAATTAACTGACTAGAAAAATGAGAGTTTAAATTAATTGAATCACTTATATAGTTTAAAACAATTTGACTAATGCTTAAATTTTCTCTAATTAATTCATTTTTAAAATCTTGAAAAGTTATACTTCCTGCACTAGAGTATCTCTTTTCTTGGTAAGTACTAACAAATTCCGGCAGAATCAAATCTGTAAAGTAAACTTTTTCTTTTAGCGCTTTGATAATCTTGTCACCAATAAACGCTGTTTTTGAAGCTATTGAATTAACTTGGCCGGGCTTATTAACAAAATTATTAATTAAAGTAGCTGCTATGTCATATTTTGCTTGTGAAGTAGGAGAAATTGTAGGCTTAACTAAAAAAGTCTTTTTAAAATTAGAATTTTGAACAAAATTTGACGTAGATGAATTTCTTTGATAATTTTTACTAATTAAGTTTCTTTTTACAAATGAGCTATTTAAATCTTCTGAATACTCTTTCGTATTGACTTGAGAATTTTGCTGCTGTGAAGTAAATGTTAATTTAACTTTTGTGTATTGTAGTGGATTTTTTGCTGAATTATTTAAAATCAGCGTATAATAAACTTTTAAAGTAAAAAATTGTTCGCTTACATCTATTATCTCAGGTAAAGCTTCGCTATCTAGAGTGAGAATCTTTGATGCCGAGTTTTTTATAGTTTTTAGTTTAACTGACATAAATTAGTCTTCTTCTGAACCTTGCGAAAACACTAAAGTGAATATATTAGTAAAACAAGTTGTTCCTCTGTCATCTAAAAAGACTTTTCCTGCAAAATAAACTCTCTTTTTTATAATTGCGCCAGGTTCTTGTCTAATAAAGCCATAATCGATTATATCAAGCTTATTAACACCCATTGAGTTAACGTCAAATAGTTGGCATAAAAGATTATTTTGTCTAGTAGTATTTTCAAAATTTACTGTCTTTTTTATGAATCCCTTCAAAGATGTCAATAAATCTTTATAAAACATCGGTGTTGTATTATTACCAAGTGGACTGAAATTAGAAAGTTCTTTAGCTATACCATCACTAGATTTGGCAATAGGCGGAAGAAATTTAAAGTTAGGTATGCTTGTCATCCTTTTGTCAGCGAATAACGAGTTAATTGAATTAAGCGAGGGTTTTTGAGTTAGAACGCTGCTTATGCTATTTGGAATTTGACTTAAGTCAAAAGTTATCTCTTCAGGAAAGATATCAAATCTATCTTCTTGAAATATGGAATCTATTGTTGAGATAATTCCAATCTCTTTAAAGTTGTCAAATGAAGATGTTAATATACCCACAATTTTAGATGCAAAGTCTGCATTAGTCAGTTCTATTCTGTCTTTTCTGCCACCAAGAAAAGAATTCTCAATAACAAATGGGTGTATTCCAGTACTTGAATTAAGAATAAATGCGCCTGATCCTGTTAGAAGGCTCAGCGTAACTTTATCATGACTGCCGCTAGTGTCTGTTATATAAATGTAATTGTCTCTATCGACTGATTCTATATGTGGACCTGGCGATGGGCCGCCGATATACGTTGATCCTACTTGTGAAGCAGAGAAGATTGTCGCCTGAATAAGTGTTGTGAAGTCTCTTGCATTTATTCCTCCTTGAATTCCGATATAGTAAGAACTACTTTCGATCGCTGAGCTTCTATAAGAACTAGAAACAACACCTGGAAATTTACTGGGATCTAGTATAAAATCAGCTTTTTTCTTATCACTGTCTGTGATAGAAAATCCTATTCCTGTTCCGCCAACAACTGGGTATTCATCTGCAGATCCCAGGAGCGAGGGATCGATGCCAGGCTTTCTAATCTCTAAACGCGGACCAAAATTTAACTGATAAGCTGATGGTTTTCCACTTTTTTCAAATAAAATTTCAAGAGGCTTTGGGAGAAGAGTACTCGAGTCTAATTGGTCAAAGATAATTTGATCATCTCTAAAAGCAATAATATTACCATCATCATTGGCTTCAAATATAACCTGATCTTGAGGTAAATTACATGCTTCAAGGTAGATTTTTCCAACTGGATCTATGTGGCCTTCAATTTCGTCAGCCTTATAACCGACCTCATTATCTGAAAAAGTTGCAAAGGATACTCTAAATGTACCTTCTGCCTTCTGCCTTCTGCCTTCAGAAGTCAAGATGACATCCATGATTCTAGACTTACTATCGAGTATTCCCATATAGCAACTTCTTCATCTAAAATTATACAACAACTAAAGTATACAACCTAACTTTATAGTATTTTCGATGCCAAAGTTGCTAATTCACTTCTTTCACCCTTTAGAAGTGTAACATGGCCTGAGATATCATAGTCCTTAAATTTCTCTATAGCATGTGTTAAACCGTTTGTAAAAGAATCAACGTGCACGTTATCAATTTGCTCAAGATCACCGGTTAGAACTATCTTAGTGCCTTCGCCAGCACGTGTGATAATTGTTTTTAATTCATGCGTAGTTAAGTTTTGTGCTTCGTCTATTATGATGAAAGCATTAGGAATAGATCTGCCTCTGATATAAGTGATGGCTTCTATTTCAATAAGCCCTTTTTGTTGCATTAGATCGAGATATGGATCATTAAAAAGATTTTGAGAATCTTCAGATTTCTTACTTCTTGTTCTTGTTAGCTTTTTATTAGAAGCGATAGAGTTAAGAAGATACTCAAGATTATCTCTAACGGGTGCAACCCATGGCGCCATCTTTTCAGCAAGCGTACCTGGTAAAAATCCTATGTCTTTGCCAACAGGATGAATAGGACGGGAAACAATTAGTTTTTGATAAGTTTGATGTGTACCGATAGAATCCAGCTGTGCTAGCCCAGCTGCTAATGCTAGCAGTGTTTTACCGCAACCTGCTCTACCAGTAAGTGTTAGAAGTTTAACTTCAGGGTTCATCAGAAGATCAAAAGAAAAATTCTGCTCTTTATTCCTTGGTTTTATACCAAAGATATTATCGAATTTTTGTAGCTGTAACAATTGCCCACTCTTGCTCAATCGACAAAGCGCTGAAGTTGTCGTAGAGTCAGAAGATTTGAGAACAAATAATTGATTAGGATATGTTACATCTTTTGTGATTTCTTTAATGTTGACCTCTTTGTCAGCATAGAATCTATTAATCACATCATTAGGCGCAATTAAAACTTTGACACCCGTGTATAGCGAATCAAAACTGTCAGATGCTCTCATACTCAGATAGTCTTGAGCTTGAATGGCTAATGATGAACATTTTATTCTAACATTAATGTCTTTAGAAACCAAAAAGACTTTGTCCGAGCATTTTTTAGAATACTCCAACGCAAAATTAATGATCATATTGTCAACAATCGTTGAGTCAAGATCACCTTTTTTAGGTTTTTTTTCTAAAGAAGTCATCACCCGAAGTGTTCCTCCGGATGGTAACTGTACGCCGTCTTTCAACGATCCGGATTTTGACAATTCGTCAAGAGTTCTAGAAACTTCTCGACAATTTCTACCGACCTCGTCTGAACGCGATTTATGTTTATCGAGTTCTTCCAAGACAAGCATAGGAATTATTAAGTCATTATCTTTAAAGTTATTAAAGAAATGCGGATCGCTCAGCAAAACATTTGTGTCAAGTATATAAGTTTTTCTCATGAATTTATTAGTATTTTGTACAAGACCCTGTCTAAGATAAAATATACTGTTTAAGAGAAGATGTCATGTTAAACACTATAATAAAAAAAAGATTACCAATTATTACACAAGATCAAACTTGCTTTGATTTAGTTGATTCATCTAGTTTTAATTGCCAAAAGAGTTCATGTAAGCAATGGATACCATACGAAGGTGGTAAAAATTGTGTGTTAATAACAACAAGAAAAGGTCCCCTAACCCTTAGAGAAATAGGGGACATCTATGGTTTAACTAGAATGAGAATCTGTCAAATTGAAAAGAAAATTTACAAGAAAATTAGAGATCACATAATTTTAGCAATGTGATTAAATCAATATGCCTTGGTTTATTTTGATTTGACAGATTTTTTCTTTTTTAAATTTGTCTCTGAGCTATTTGCTTCAACAAGGCTGGGTGTTTCTTCAGCAAGATTAAGATCAGGTGTTTCTTCAACAAGGCTGGGTGTTGAGGATATAACTACAGGTTCTGCTATAGCTAAAACTTCATCCACAACCCCAGCCTTGTCATTATCTGTCTGCTCAATTAACTGAATAAACTTACCATTGACAAACTCAAATGGCTTTCTAGGATTTACACCATCTCTAGCCATCTGCTGTAAGATTTTTATTTGTTGCCTACTCATATTAAAAAATCATTCCTCAGATTTTTTTCTCTTATCGCTCTCCAACGTAAGCTTAACAAGCTCCTTTGAAGATGCTGCAACTTGTCGAAGACCTTTTCTAACTCTTACGCCTGCAGCTGCAACGCCACGAGCATTTTTAGCGACGTCGACCTCGAGCGCTTCAACTAGTGTCTTAAGTTCATTCCATTTATCTAAAACTGTTTCTGATGACATTGTATATCAATCTCCTGAATCTTTAATATAACTTCTTCATCAGCTGTGTAAATTATGTACAAATTTTTCCAATATGTCCTTCAAACATTTTTCTATTCTTTGAATAAAACATAGACCAATCAGCATCTAAAATATAAGACTCAGCATGATCTGTCTCATTTCTAATAGATCTGCCTAAAGATTGAATTAAAGATTTGGAAGTTGCATATGCGTACCACTCTTTATTTTTTTCAAGACGTTTTTTTACTACAGCATCACCAAGATATGGAAATGGCACCTTACATATAATCTGAAACCTGCTAAGCTCATCTGAAAGATCTACACCTTCCATCATAGAGGGACTTACTAAAACAGTAGGTTCGCTGGAAGTCATATGATGCTTAAGCACTGCGTCTCGATTAGTCGACTCGTGTGAAAGAAGTCTATCTGTTTTAATATTTTCCATGAGATATTTGGAAATCTTATAATTCACAGTGTGAATGACGCCCTTTTCATTCTTGTGCTTTTCAAGCAACATCTTTATAGCTTCTACAAGGATAGGTAAACTTGTCTCAATATTGTTTCTTGACATGCTTCCTACAGGCATAAAGTGCACAGGTCTATTATCGTCTGAAAATGGACTGCGTCTCTTCATATAAGCTATGTCTAGTGCATTCAGGCCAATTGACTCACAAAAAACGTTTTTGTCTACAATAGTAGCAGACATCATTAAAATTCTTGTAGCTTTTGAAAAGAGATGTTTTTCGCAATAAGGAGAAACATCAACAGTTTTAAATTCAAATCGATGTGTAATATTGGTCTTGCTTCCTTGACCATATAATTTCTTTTCTATGTTCATGACCCAGCTCTTGTAATCATGCACTTCAATAAACTTTTCAAGTTTTTCTAAATGCTTCTGTACTAACTCGTAGCTTTTTGATGAATCTATACACTTGTTCAAAGAAGAAGAATTTTTCTTAAGCGTTGACTCAAGCTTTACTGCATACTTTTTTAAAACACTCAAATAAGTGTCTTTAACCCAGTCAAATATAGCTTTCTGCTCGTGAATTTTAGGCACTTTAATTTTTAAGACATCGTTGCAGAATTTTTCAGAAAAGCTAACTTCAATAAATCTTCCAACTTCTGATTCTATATTATGTGCCTCGTCAATGACTAGTAGCGCACGAGGCGTTAACTTACCTGAATGAGATGTTTCTGCAAGAAAATAAGAAAAATTTGTTATAGAAATGGATGAGTCAATAAACTCCTGTTTTTCTTGACTATACTGGCATTGTTTAGTGCAGTGGTCTTGAAATTCTGTGCCCTTTAAGCTTTTAGACAAACGGCTTAGAAGCATTTTTGATTCTGCACACGTTTGATCATCATAGAAAGAACAAGCGTAATTTGAAGAAGACTTGATTGTTCTTAATAACGGAAGTTTAGTATTTGGGCCAAAGTCTCTTACATATTGTTCTTGTAAGATTTTTTGCGTGGTAAGAACATATGCACCTGACATTGATTCACCGCTCTCATCAGTCTGACAAGGGAAATGATCGTTTAGGTATCTAGCGATTGTAATTCCTATTACAGATTTACCTGTGCCTGTTCCTAACTCAAGCAAAACATGTTTTTTACCTGATTCATAGGAATCAATAGCAAATTCAATCGCTTCTTTTTGTTCCTTTCTCATTTCTTTAAAAGGAAAATAGTGTCGATATTCGTGTAGAGGCATTCAGTCTACACAATATAATACAAAGAGATAAATTACAAATTTACTATTCACCAATGATCTTATCGACAATTCCCATCTTTATCGCTTCTTGCGGCGATAAATAGACGTCATGGCCACGCTTCATAATATTTTCAATATCTTCTTTTGATAGTTTGGTTTCTTTTGCAATAGCAGTTGCCATTTGCACTTGCAATCGCTTACTTTCTTCTACATCATTCATTAACTCAAAGATATTTCCAGCAGACCCACCAGATATTGGATGCATCATAATTCTAGCTGATCTACCAATCATTCTTTTTCCTTTTTCGCCTGATGCAAGTAGAAGTACACCGGCAGACATAACTTTGCCTAAAGCAATCGTATGAACTGGACATGGTAAAAACTTTATAGCATCATATAAAGTAAACATCTCATCAACAGATCCACCGTATGTTGAAATGACAAGATGAATTGGTTTATGATTTTGACTAGCAAGATGCAACATTTGCATCATTACTGTTGATATTGATTGTTCATTAACATCGCAGTGAAGTACTAATAACCGAGAGCTATCTCCTACTTGAATATGAACACCTGATGACTCGTAGTCATAATTTCCTCTTTTAGATGCATCACCATGATTGCTGATTATGTAAGATCTACCCATTTTTATTTACTTCTTCCTCGGCCCAATTATCTTCACCATGACTGTACAACTTAGAAACAAAAATATCTTTTTCTTTTTTAGTTTTAATAAAAGAAATCATGTCTTTCATGTCTTGAATGTTTTCTATTTCTAAGCTTAGCAAATGAAGAATCATCCATCTTTGCCTGTCACTAATTCCAAACGTATTAATCTCGCTTACAATCTGTAGCGCAATTTTTTTATCTTCGGCAATTTTTTCAGTTTGTAATTGACCGTAAAGCATCTCATTCATCATTTTACCTCAAATTGTACTGATAAATTCGTCTCTAGAAAAATTTTCTACTTTAAAGAAAGACTCCCCTAAAATTCTAACGTATTTTCCTTGTTTGGTATCACCATCATCTTCTTGCTCTAGCACAATAAATTCACCCCAACTTTTGTGCTCTACAATAAACTGAGCTTGCTCCCAAGAAGGCAATTCAAGACGATATTTTTCAAGTATATTAGACAAATCTCTTGGTAACGACAGCTTAATATCTTCAACTGTTAATATTGACGAGGAGTGCTCTTTACCTAATTGAATTTCAGACTTACAGATGTCTATAACTTTATGTATTAATCCGCAATTATTGCACTGTGCGTATTTCAAATCTATACTATCATTTTCTTTCAAGACAGAAAAAACAATAAATTTGTGCTTTGGCGGATCTTGCCTATTCTTAAATTGTGGAAGTACACATCGGCACTCTAAAAGATGTCTAAAACCTCTCTTTTGCTGTACAACGACGCTAGTATCTTTTTTAGTTTCAGAAGACTTTTTCTTGGCCACTGTTCACTTTTTAGTTGTTTTTTTTGAAGATGCTAAATCAATCTCTTCGTTTATCTTATTATGTAAACTTGTAAAAACAGATTGATACGAATTATCTAAAGAAGTTTTTACAAGTAATAAAACTATTTGTAAATCTTTTTCAGATAGCGATATCGTTCTCTTAGTATTTTCATTAACTAAAAGACGCTGCAATTGATCATTAGAAAAAGTAACTAGATTCAGAACTTCTTTACAAATTTTATCAGCATGATTCATGAACAGATCATACTTTTTAAAATTAATAAGTAAAGGTTAGACTACATCTGCAATACTTTTTAAAGTATTTTCTAAGGAATTATAATAAAGCGCAACTGCTTGATTAAGCACAAAGCTTTTATTCATAACAGACAGAATAAGACGAATTCCTTCGTCTATTTCTTGTGATCTTGAAAAGTAATTTATGTCATCAGGTATTGCAATTTCAATGCTATTTCCTGAAAGACCTCTTAAACGTTTATGTATAAAATCTTTTTCTAGCTCACTACAATCAAGAAGTTTTTTCTTTAAGTTTTTTGAATGCAAAAAAACTGACTTTTTTGTAGTTTTACATGTAATAGCTAAACTAGAATCAGTAATAGTAATTGAGTCAATTATAGCAGATTTTTCTAACTTTATTGAAGAGATTAAATCACCTTTTAAGCTAGATGTTACATCAACTCCGCATGTTACAGCTATGTCAACAAGTAGATTAACATTTTCAACAGTAAAATCAACTTTAAAAATATAACATCTGAACGCATTTCTTGTATTATTGACGTTAATTGTACTTAAAATATCATTGGATGCACCTCTACAAAATAAGACAAAAGGCGTATTCTGCGCTTCAGTTGAAAAATATTGAAGAATATGGTGTATTTCAGATACGCTTTCTAGATAACCGTCAATGACAAAGATCTTGCAATTTTTATCTTGATTCCTTTTGACAGGTAATAAAGACGCAACATCGAACTGGTAATCATTTGAGATTTCTACGTAAGATTTTTCATTAATTGACTTTACTAGTTTTAGTTTAGTTTCTGAGTTACAGAAATTTAATATTTCTATTAAAATAGATTCTGAAATTTTGCTAAGTCTAAGATTTTCTAGCTGATCAATAACAGCTTTTTTATCTATAGGATTAGAATAATTTTCAATATTACTTCCAGCAAATTTTTTTAAAAGCATCACCCCAGCTTTAGGGCATGATCTTTCTGCCTTTTCGGCATGATCTAGAACCAACTCAAAAATTTTTTGTTTACTACCCGCAAATCTTTTAGAAAAGATGTGTTGAAGACACCTCTGCGTTCTTAGCTTATGATTATCAAATTTTAGCGAGCTAGTAACTTCAACGTTCTTGATAAGAAAACTTTTAATTAAATTTATGTCTTTGTCGATCGACATGCGTCAAATTATTGTCTGTCTTTGGTAAAATTTATAATTAAAATTTTGTCTCTATCCATTTAAATAATAAAGTCAAAGATCCGCCGGTTAATGCAACTAACACCCAGCGAACAGCAGAGCTAATTGTATTTTTACTCTTAACAAGATCATCTACATTTTTTTGTATAATTTGTACTTTTTCCGACGTCTCTTCAAGCTCTAAATCTGACTTTTCAGATTCTTTTTCTTTATGCTTTTTCCACCCTGATAATTCGATCAATTTTTGTTCTGTTTCGTTTATCTTCTGTGAATTTTTAGCATTTGAATCACTAATCTTTGAAAATATACCATCATCAGGATCATAGATCGCATCATGTATTTTGTCGACTTTACCTACAAGCTGCTCTTGATTCTGTTCGATTTTTTCAATCTTAAACATTAAGATATCAAATCCACCATTTAAAGCAGCGCTGCCAATAATCTTTTTATGAATGTCATCAAGTACAAAATTTTGTGCTGTAAAAGTATTTTTAACTCTCTGCGACTTTGGACTCGAAATTTTAATATTTTCGGTTTTTTTTGCCATTATACAAAGCTCATAAAGTAGATATTTTATCTATAACTATCTAGATTAGTAAAGCTATTAAGCTATTAAGCTATCTAATTTATTATTAAGAGGTTATGTTGACAGATTTTAAAGAAGCTATATTTATTAATCCAAATTCTCAGCTAGAGCCTGAAGCTGATATTATATTTGTTGCTGATTTATTTGTAGAAGACTATGTTGGAGGCGCAGAGCTCACTTCTGAAGCATTAATTGAAGCTTCACCATTTAAAATACAAAAAATTCATTCCTCAAAAGTCAATCTATCAACATTGACACAAGGCTCCCAAAAGCATTGGATCTTTGGGAATTTTGCGCAACTTAATCCAGAACTCATACCAAGCATAGCTGCAAATCTTAAATATTCAGTACTTGAATATGATTATAAGTACTGTCGTTTCAGATCGCCAGAGAAACATGAAGCATCAACCAAGCAACCTTGTGACTGTCATGATAAAATTAATGGCAAATTAATATCAGCTTTTTACTATGGTGCACAATCTCTATGGTGGATGTCAGAGAAACAAAAGCAGCGATATCACACATTATTTCCATTTTTAGCAGAAAAAGACAACGTGGTATTATCCAGTGTTTTTTCAAAAGCTACACTGGCTTACATAAACCACCTTACTAAGTTATCTGCAGACAGTCTAATTGATAGAAAAGGTTGGGTAGTTCTTGGATCTGACTCTTGGGTTAAAGGTGCACAAGCAGCTAAAGAATGGTGCGAGAATAATCAAAAGCAGTTTGAAGTAGTGTGGAACTTATCGTACGATAAGCTTCTTGAAAAACTCTCTCATGCTGAAGGTTTTGTTTATCTTCCAGCCGGTGCAGACACATGTCCTCGAATGGTTATTGAAGCAAAGCTTTTAGGCTGCAAGCTTCAACTCAATAATAATGTCCAGCACGCTTCAGAAGAATGGTTTAATGCCGACGATATCAACTCAATAAGCGAGTATCTCTTTGCTGCACCTACTCTTTTTTGGAAATGCATAGAAAAAGTCATTAATCATATTTCTAGAATCAGCGGTTACACAACTGCCTACAACTGTATTAATCAGGACTATCCATTTATAGCATGTATTGAATCAATGCTTAGATTTTGTGACGAAGTTTGTGTAATTGATGGTGGATCAACAGACGGGACTTGGGAAAAATTAAACGAATTATCACAAAAGAATGAAAAATTAAAAGTCAAACAAGTTGTAAGAGATTGGTCTCATCAATATCATGCTGTTTTTGATGGAGCACAAAAAGCTGAAGCAAGAGCAATGTGCACCGGTGACTTTTGTTGGCAAATGGATTCTGATGAGATTGTTCATGAAGATGATGCAATTAAGATCATTGAGCTGTGCAAGAAGATACCGCCTAAGGTTGATATTGTGTCATTGCCTGTTATTGAGTATTGGGGTGGGCCTGACAAAGTTAGATGTGATATACAACCCTGGAAGTGGAGACTTAGTAGAAATCTCTCACACATTACGCATGGTATACCAACTGATCTGCGTAGATTTAATGAAAACAAGCAACTATATGCTGCAGAAGGCACTGATGGATGTGATATGATTCATAAAATGACAGGAGAAAGACTGCCTCATGTGACTTTTCACACATTAGATTCAGAGAAAATGAGACAATCAGCCTGTGCAGGCGATCTATCAGCACTATTGCAATATAGAACATGGTTTAACTCTGTCATTAAAAGCCTCCCAGGTGTACACCATTATTCGTGGTATGATCTTTCAAGAAAGATAAAGCTTTACAAGAATTACTGGACAAAACACTGGAATTCTCTGTACAATAAATCGCTTGAAGATTCTGCTGATACAAATATGATGTTTGACTTACCATGGTCACAAGTTACAGATGAGATGATAGAGACAAGAGCGAAAGAATTAAAAGGCTCAACAGGCGGCTGGGTTTGGCATAGAAAATGGCATGGTCAAAGAACACCGCATATTACAGTTGATGTGTCGGAACCAAAGAAATGAAAACAAATAAACTTCACGAGACAATCTCAACGCTAGTAACAGAACGCTTAATAAGGCGAAAAGGTGAGAAATTCAATACTTCCGTTTGTAGTGAAATCTATCAAGATATATTCTTTTCTTTGACAGAAATTTTCAAAGAAGCAAAAACGCCACTTTGTAATGAATCAGTTAATTTTCTAGCTCAGATGTATTATGATTCTGTAACAATTAATGATAATCAGCAACTTGACCCGGCTATCTTTACTCAAAGAGCTAAACTAAATAATCTTGAAATAAGAGAATTGGCCCTTCTTGCAACTATGATGAACGGTACACCATTTGCCTCCCCATTTATTGGTGAGATAAAGAGACGCTCGTGATATCGGTAGTTATACCTGTTAGAAATGCTTCTGCAACAATTCAAGAATCAATACAATCAGTCTTATCTCAAGAAGTCAAGGATCTAGAAATTCTCTGCGTTATAAACGGCACAAATGATAACACAGAAGAAATAATTAGAACCATTAAAGACGATAGAATTTTAATTCTACATTCAGAGCCAGGTATAGTGCCAGCGCTTAATATGGGTCTAAGAAATTGTAAAGGTGATATTATAGCTCGTCAAGATTCAGATGATATTTGGCTTTCAAATAAGCTAAAAAAGCAGTTAGATTTCTTTGATAAAAATTCTGATATTGACATTTTAGGCACTCAATTAAACGTTGTTGATGGTGACAATAAACACATAAGACTAACAAGTTATCCAACAGAACATAGTCAAATAATCGCGAGCCTTCTTGTAGGTGAAAATGCTATTGGTCACCCTAGTGTAATTTTTAAGAGAAAGATTTTAGATAAGTGTGCCGGGTACTTTGATCTTTTTCCATTTGCAGAAGATTTAGACTTATGGTCCCGTTCAATTCCTTGGTACAAGTTTGCAAATCTAAATGAACCGCTAATTAGATACAAACATATTCCAAATCCAAATTATAACCCCCACGTACCAAAAATTGTTTCTGCATGGTATAGAATGGTTTACGGAATTAAATGATAACTTACTCACAGCTTGGCAAAAATGGCAGACTTGGAAACCAGATGTTTCAATATGCAACTTTATTTTCTGCTGGTTTTACAAGAGGATATCAAATTGGAATTCCAAAAGACCAAAAGCTTAATCAAGTCTTCAGCACTGATAGCGCAGAAAAATTGGATGTTGTTTCATGTAATTCTGTTTATAAAGAAAAAGATTTCTCTTTTGACCCAAATATTTTTTTAATTCCTGACGGTACTGATCTATATGGTTATTTTCAATCAGGCAATTATTTCAACCATTGCGAAGAAGCGCTTAGAAAAGAATTTCAGTTTTCACAAGAAATTGTGCAAAGAGCAAATGACATTATAGCCAAGCATGGAAATATACCCTTATGTTCTATCCATGTAAGAAGAGGAGATTATACAAATCTTTCTCACTATCACACAAACTTAGGCTCTGACTATTACATCCCAGCTTGCAAGTTAGTTCATGAAAATATACCAAATGTTAAATTTTTAGTATTTTCTGACGATGTCGAATGGTGCAAAAATTCTTTTAAAGATGAAAAATTTATTATTGTTGATACTAAAGATGATGCTCTAGACTTATGCATTATGTCTCAATGCCCAGTACATGTAATTGCAAATTCATCTTTTAGCTGGTGGGGCGCTTGGCTTAGCAGATCAACTGCAGTAGTTGCGCCTAAGCAGTGGTTTGGGAAAAATGGGCCACAAAATTGGCAATCAGTTTACCAGCATGGTTGGATTTTATTATGAGCATCGCAGTCATCTTTGTAGGCACAGCAAAATACAAACAATTCTTTGATGGTTACTATGAAGGAATAACAAAGAATTTTCTACCAAACAAGCAGAAGACTATCTTTGCTTTTACTGATGATCCTTCAGACATTGTCTTTAATAAGCCAAATGTTATCACAAAGAAGATAGAACATCTAAAGTGGCCCTTCATCACTCTGTATAGATTTAAATTCATGAGAAGCATTAAACAAGATCTGCAAAAGTTTGATAACATCTTCTTCATTGATGCTGATTTATGGGCTACAAATCCTATCAGTGAGGATGAATTACCCCTAGACAAAGAACTCATAGGCGTGCAACACCCAGGTTTTGTTAGTAGAATCGGTACATTTGAGACAGACACGCGTTCCAAAGCTAATATCTTTGATGGCAAGTACGATGTGAAGCAATACAGACAAGGATGTTTCTGGGGAGGTAGGAGAAAAGATGTGCTCGATATGGTTGATACTGCAGACGACTGGGTCGAAGAAGACCTTCAAAATAAAATCGTAGCTGTCTGGCACGATGAGTCGCACATGAACAAGTACTTCTTGCTCAATCCTTCCAAGGTGCACACACTGCATGCAGGTTTTGCTCAACCTCAGCTTGGTTATGACGACATTAGAAAGACGTGCCCAACAAAGTTTGTGCATCTTCACAAAGAAATGAATGAGTTTCCAAGATTTGCAGGTGTCAAATGAAGTTTTGTATCGTAGGACCGGGAACAATGCCTATCCCACCAAAGGGTTGGGGTGCCGTAGAAATTCTTATCGACGACTATAGAAAGACGTTAATTGATTTAGGGCACCAAGTTGAGATAGTAAACACTAGAAATCCTAATTTAATTGCTGGGTTAGTCAATGCATTAAACCCCGACTTTGTTCACGTTCAGTATGATGAACACGTTAATGTAATTCCCTACCTTGACTGCAAAAATGTTGCTATAACTAGTCATTATGGTTACTTAGAACAGTCGCATAGGTGGGACCCAGGTTACAGAAACATCTTCTGGGGATTTGTTAATACTACTGCGAAGATCTTCTGTTTGTCTCCTGGTATAAGAGATGTCTATTCTAAAGCCGGTATACCGGATGAAAGACTTTTTGTAGTACCGAATGGAGTGAGAACAGATTTATTTAAGTTTGAAAAAGAGTGTAAGTATCCGGACAGAACACTCTATCTTGCAAAAGTCGACCCGCGCAAACGACAAGCAAAACTTCAAAATATAGACGGTTTGTACTTTGCAGGAAACTGTGTAGATAATGAATTTAATACAAATAGTCCAAGATATCTCGGAGAGTGGAACAAAGATAAGCTGTACAATAATCTAACAGAGTATGCAAACTTAGCTCTATTGTCAGATGGTGAAGCACATCCGCTCGTCTGTCTTGAAGCAATGTCAGCAGGTCTAGGTCTTGTTCTATCGGAATGTGCGACTGCAAATCTTGACCTTAATAAATCATTTGTCGACGTAATTCCCGAAGCAAAGATTGGAGATATCGAGTTTATTTCCAACGCCTTAGAAGCGAATAGAAAGAAGTCTGTGACTCAAAGAGGCAAGATTAGAGAGTATGCAAAAGAGTTTGACTGGAAAAACATTATAACTAAGAATTATCTTGCATCAGTGCAAAGGATATTAACATGAATGCAACTGTAGTAACTGCGCTATACGACATTGGAAGAGAGAAAATTGATGGAAGAGGGATGAATCAATACTACGATTGGTTTAAGAAAACTCTTCTTTTGCAATGCCCAATGGTAATTTATTGTGAAAGCAGTCATATAGATTTTATTCAAAAGAATAGACCGAATAATCTACAAACAAAAATTGTAGTGCAAGAGCTTGTTGACATTCCATATTATCACTTGAAAAATAGAATGGATGAAGTTCTATTAAATGAAGACTATCAAAAAAAAGTCTCAGACCCTAATAGAATAGAATGTAAAACAAGTCTATATTCTATAATTCAATACTCAAAGTTTCCTTGGGTTCTTAATGCAGTCAGAGAGAACTATTTTAATAGTGATTACTTCTTCTGGCTGGATGCAGGAGCATCTCGATTTATCCCAGACTTGGATATATCTTCTCTAAAATTTCCGGGAGAAAATTTCATGAACCAAGTTAAGATGCACACAGGAAAAATACTGTACCAGATGTACTTATTTCCATATACAGATCTCTCGCTTAAAAGCGAAGATATAACGCATGATTATCTTTATGACAACAGATCTTATGTGTGGGGCGGCATGTTTGGCGTAGATGCATCGTCAATTGAAAAATTAGCTAGTCTTATTGACATCGTTCTAAAGCAAGAAATGCTTGAAAAAAACCTTTTGAATAATGAACAAATTGCTATTGGATTCTTGTTAAAAGATCACAAAGATAAATTTCTAATTCTAAAAAATGATAATAGAATTCATAGAAATTTTGAGTTGATTTATCAATCATTTGTGTGAACGAAGCACTGTAGAAACTAATATGAAAATTTTAAGAATTTGTTTTGATATTGATAAAACTCTTGTTACATTCCCAGATGTTGAGGGAGATTATTCTACTGTTAAACCAATCCATAAGAATATTGAATTTGTAAGACTGGTAAAATCTTTGGGACACACAGTTATTCTTTATACTGCGAGAAAAATGGGAACTTATTCAGGTAACTCTGGTCGTGCACTAGCTGAAATTGGTAAAATAACTTTTGAAACTTTAGAAAAATTTAATATACCTTATGACGAAATTTATTTCGGTAAACCTAGCGCAGATTTTTACATTGATGATAAAGCAGTGTATGCTTTTGACAACCTTGAACATGCAACAGGTATTAAAAATAATTAATAATTTAATAAGGAAAATGGAAAATGTATGAACTATAAGAGAGATAAAAATTTCCCTATTTCTTGGACAGAGTGGGACGAATGTCAAAAATATGAGTTAGACTCGTGGAGTTACAACTTAAATAACCCAGAGCTTTTTTTAGGAATTGAGAACCATATCTTTATCGGTGGATTTATGGGTCTTGAGTTTGAAGATAACAAAGTATCAAATGCAAGAGGTAAAAGAATTATTGAGTATGGAGCCGGTGTTGTTGGCTATACTGTTAGATCAGATAATTTAGGTCCATCATTTGCTGTTGAACCGCTTAATATGCCGCAGTGGGTGAAAGATAGATACGAGCAACATAACATAAAATTTATTCAAGCGCCGGGGGAGATTGTTAATTTGGATTTTCTTGGCCTAACTGAAAAACTTGATGAGTCGTGGATGGCTGGTGTTTTACAACACGTCTTGGACCCAATTGCAATATTAGAAAATATGGCAAATACTGCTAATTTAGTGAGAATTAGTGAATGGGTTGATCTTCCTCCGCACGAAGGGCATCCATGGACTGTAACTGAAGATATGATTACTTCGACTCTAGACAAGCTTGGGTCTAGAATAAAAGTTGAAAAAGTTTTTGTTGACCAAATGTGTCACACTCAACTAAGGGGCTGGTTAGTAAATGTGATTTACGATACATCGGCGTCAAATAAAAAACTTTGATTTAAATGACAATGAATTTAAAGTACACAAAAGTAATAGTTTGGGGATACCCACTTCATACACACACACAATCTTACACGCATGCAATGTGGCATAGAGTTTTTTCTCATTTAGGATTTAAGTCATATTGGTTTGATGACGAAAATTATCCTAAAGACTTTGACTACAGTAATTCTATTTTTATCACAGAAGGGTGGGGCGATAAGAATATTCCTGTAAATGACTCTAGTATATATTTCGTTAATTTTGGTATTAATCCAAAAAAATACCTTGACCGAGGAGCAAAATTTGTCGACATTAGGCTGAACGTTGATCATATTAATGATTTAAACTATTCATATGAATTGGACAGAAACAAAACAGAAAAATTAGGAGAGTGCGCATTTTTTCTAAAGAATGCTAATGACTCTGCTATATCTGAGCAATTTAGAACAGGCGTTGAAAACTACAGCGCTGTTTATCTTTCTTGGGCAACTGACAAGCTTCCTCATGAGTTTAACTTTGATGATAGGTTTATTAGTCGTGAAAATGGCTGCTTTTATATTGGATCAGTTGGAGAAAATAACGTTAATCAAATAATGTTATTTAATAAAGCCCTTCAAGAGTTTGGAGTACCTCTTTATCATGTAGATCCATGGAAATCACCTGTATCTTTTGAAGATGCAATTAAATTAACACAGAGGTCTTTTATAGCACCTGACATAAGAGGTAGTTTTTTAAGAAAGGATGTTAACGGAAAGCCTGATACAGGAGTTGATCATAAAAAAATTGGTTACATACCTTGTAGAACTTTTAAAAATATTAGTTATGGGCAAGTTGGAGCAACTAACTCTAAAGCAGTTAAAGATTTATTTGGAGAATTGATTTTATACAGCGATAATGAATATGAAATGGCTTACATAGCAAAAGAAAAATCAAAAGACTACGACTACATCTTAGAACAAATGAAATATGTTCAAGCTAATCATACATTTGTGAATAGAGCTGAAGCTTTACTTCAAGTCATAGAAAGGATTCAGTAGATATATGACAGATTTAGGTATGTTCTTTACAGCCTACAAAGAAGGTAAAGCTGTAGATTTTTCTATAAGCACATTTTATGAGTTTTATCCTAATAGACCTGCATTTATCTACTCTGAAGGGGACGATTTTTCATACCTACAAGAGAAGTACAGCAGTCTAACATGTAAAGTTGTAGATGACGCCATGGCCAGCTGGCTTGTGAGAAATGTCAATTCTAACAATTTTAGACAAGTAGAAATTCAAAAAAAAATTAAAGACTATCTTGATATTGCAATTTCAAGGCACGTAGAAGCAACTATTAAGTGTAATACAGAATACATGTTATGCTCACAACCGGACGTTATGCTTCGTGGAAAATTAACTATCCCAAACAGTGTTTCTATGCTACAGTCTCACGTTAATCATTACGCGTCTAGGCCGGATGGAAGCTGTATTCAAAAATTTTTAAGTAAAATACCAGGATCAGCAAATTTTGAATGGTGGGGATATCCACAAATTTTTTCTTCAAAATCTTTTCTTAAAGGTGTTGATGTTGTCTATAAAAATAAAGAACTATTTCATGATCTTCTCATGACAGATGAAAGAGTACATCATAGCGATATTTGGCTACCAGTATTTTTAGCTGCTGCCGGATATCATTCTGTTCATAATCCAGAAGTCGTCGAATGTTTGCGCGATTCAAGTTGGAGAATTAGCAGTCACAAGCTTGTTCACCAGTTTAGAGACTATTATCCAAAATCTGGCTATGATGGATTTCATGCATAGCAGTCTATTAAAAAATGACTTAATAATTGGTGAAAGCTCTCAGATATCCAATTACATGTCCTCAGAACTAGTAAGAGTGTCTTCTAGAAATATACCCAATCATATTTATCAGACTAATTGGGAAAGAGTTTACATCTGTTTTGCAGAACAAAGAACAGTAAATGCGCATGATATAGCTTTTAAAGAAGAGTTTAATAAAATTAATGTTGACTTAACGCTAGAAGTTGCAAAAAAAATTAATGCAAAAGAAATTGTATATTTTTCAACTGTAGAACTTTGGAGTAATTGTTCCGGAGCTATTAGCTTAAATACGGACTTTGACTTTGAAGAAAACTATTACACTATTTCAAAATACAAAGCTGCTAAAATTTTAAAAGAAATAGAAAATGTAATAATTTTATATCCTTTCAATTTTAATTCAAGATACAGAAGTTCTAATTTCTTAATGGGCAAGATTTTTCAGTCATTGCTTTGTAAAAAAAAGATAGAAGTTGGAAATCTAGACTGGAATAGAGATATTTTACACGCTAAATGGGTTGCTAGTCAGGCTGAAATTACAAAACAATCACAGATTATAGGGTCCGGTACCTATTTTAATGTCAGAGAGTATGCTAAAGATCTCTATAAAAAATTTAATATGAACTATGAAGAATATGTCTTTGAGTCTAGTCAAAGCTCTCAAAAAAAATTAACGTATCTTAGCTCAGAAAAAATTCTTTATTCATACGATCAGCTTCTCTCTGATACATTACTAGACTTAAAGCAGGCTTATCTCTAAATCTCTAATACACTTTCTATCTAACTTATTATATTTGAGAAAAACATGAATAGAAGATATCTGCCTACGCTATCAGAGCTAATTGATAGACTCTCAATTCTTCAGCTAAAAGAAGTCTTTATTACTGAACATAAAAAAGAATATTCAGAAGAAATTAAAGACATTGTTCACGATATACAAGAATGTTTAAACGATACAAATACTGTTTTATCTGCTGAAGATGTAAGAGCTATTGTTGTACTTTCACAAATGAATCTTCACATATGGCATAATGAGTCAAACTATAGAAAAGGCATTAAAGACGGTAATGATCTAGCGCTTACTCATGGCCTTAATGGAATACGAAATACAGCCAAGAATAAGATTCAAGAGTCAGCAGCCGGAAGAAAAGATTATAAAATTGACTGTTTAGCAGCAGACTTTAAAGATTGGGAGGTAAGCTGGTGATTATTACATTAAAAGATAAGATTTTAGAAAGACTAAACTTTTACTCCGATAGATTTTATCAAGAAGGATCTTGTGGAGCTAGACCGAATGGATGTCATTCTATAGAATGCGCTAATAGAAAAAGGCATTATACTGACAAAAATCTATACCACTCATATGGTGAATTTTATGCAAGCCTAATAGCAAATTTACTTGGAAGTCAAAAAGAAGAAGACTTTTCAATAATGGAATTAGGAACATATTTTGGCGGATCAATTGCTGCGTGGTGCGAATCATTACCACAAGCTTTTGTTTGCGGTATTGATCAAAATCTAGATAGATTATGGATCGATCCAAACAACTATCCTAACTTAAAACTAATTTCAGGCAATCATGAAAATCTACTAACATATGAGTCACTAGGAAGTAGAAAATTTGATCTTATAATCGACGATGGCTCACACATAGCCGATAATCAAATTAGTAACTTTTCTATACTCAAGAGCAAACTAAAACCAGACGGTGTCTATATTATTGAAGACATTTATCCTGAAAACGTCTATCCTGAAAATTTTTTAAATCAATTTGAGCGAGTTGATTTCTCTAAAGACTCTGGTAGGGGAGACGATACACTGCTTGTTTACAAACACACTGAGAAAAAATGAATAAAAGAGCATTAATATTAACATATGAAAGTTACCAAGACCATGAGGTCATCTATCCATACTATCGACTAACAGAAGATGAGTATGATGTTGAAATTATGTCTAACAAACAGGGAAGATTTTATGGCATATTAGGAACATATATGAACGGAACTCATCTACTAAGTGATCTGTCTGATGCAAGCAAAAGAGAAAACTTTTTTAAGTATGACTTACTTGTAATTCCGGGCGGAGTCAAAGCGCTAGAGTATCTTAGGCAAGAAAAAGATGTTCTCGACTTTATTAATGAGTGGGATAAGAGAAAAAAAGTCATAGCTTGTATTTGTCATGGCGCTCAACTTTTAATTTCTTCAAAAGTTGTTGAGGGAAGACAGATCTCTGGGTACTATAGTATTAAGGATGATATTAACAACGCAGGCGCAATATATGTTGATGCGCCCTTTGTTGTCTCTGACAATATTGTCACATCTCCGCATTATAAGCACATGGGTCCTTGGATGAAAAAAGCGATCAGCATGGTGTGATATGAGTTATAAGACGAATATTGTTAAGAAACCATGGGGCTATGAATATCTAGCATATGAAAATGAAAATGTAGCTTTGTGGTTTCTTAGTATTTTAAGGGACCAAAAAACTTCAATGCACTGTCACCCAAATAAAACTACGGGCCTGATGGTAATTGATGGAGATGCAGAAGTTTCTTTCTTATCTAATAAGTTAAGTCTATCTACAAAAGAAAAGACAATGATAAGAAAAGGACTTTTTCATTCTACACATGCAATTGGTTCTAATTTATGCATATTTGAAATTGAAACACCTGTCAACAAGCACGACCTTGTTAGACTTGAAGACAAATATGGAAGAACAGGTCAACCTTATGAAGATGAATCAAATGAATTACCAAAAGCAAGTGAATGTATTTGGATTGACGAACCAGTTAAAGGATTGAGTAATTTCTATAATCTTGGTGGAAAAAAAATAGCTGTTCATCACATTGATAGCATGCAACATATGCAAAGTCTATTAGCACAAACTAACTCACACATTATGTTTTTAAGAGGAGGTCTCTTAACAGCATATGACATTAATGTTGCAGGTCCCGGTGATATTGTGACCAAAGACGTCTTAGAAAAATTGTTAAAAGTTTTTTCTAATATGTCTAATAACACGATTGTTTTAACCCATGAAGGTAACTTTTAATTATGAAAGATTTCCCACCAGGATTTGAAAATGAGTCAAACAATATTGCAATTGACTTTGATGGTGTAATACACGATTTTAGTAAAGGTTTTTATGATGGAACATGCTATGGAGAACCCTTACCTGGATCAATTGAGTCAATCAAGAAACTATCTAAAAAGTTTAATATTGTTATCTTTACCGCAAAAGCTAAACCAAGTAGGCCTCTTATTCAAGGAAAAACAGGAAAAGAGCATGTAGAAGACTGGCTTAAAAAGCATGAAATATTTTCTCTAGTAAAAGAAGTAACATCTGAAAAACCAAGAGCTTTTCTGTACATTGATGATAAAGGTTATAGATTTAGCAACTGGGATGATGCCTTGCTTTTTATAGAAAAAAATTATGAGTGAATACAGTCTAAATGTATTTAAGCGAGCTTCGCTTTGCAGAAATTTTGAGAAAAAAGTTTTTGATCTTATAAAACTCAATACTTTTAAATTTCCAATTTATCTGTCTGCAGGCCAAGAATATATTGCAGCTTCAATTGCTGAATGTTTATCTTTGGCAAAGATTAATCCTAATATCTTTATTCAACACAGAGGACATTCAACTTATCTATCTTTTGAAGCGCCCATAGAAGAATTAATTGATGAACTTTTAGGAAGAAAAACAGGTTGTTCAAATGGCATGGGTGGATCTGCTTCAATTCAGTCTAGACTTAAAAATATTTATGGTCACGATGGTCTGATGGGAAGTCAAGTCCCAATCGCAGTTGGGCACTGTTATTCAACAAAAAAACCTACTATAGTTTTTATGGGTGATGCCTCTGCAGAAGAAGACTATGTTTTAGGTGCACTTGGCTGGGCGGCTACTAAAAAACTACCAATATTATTTGTTGTTGAGGATAACAATCTTTCAATTCTCACAGAGAAAAAAGTTAGAAGAAGTTGGGAGATGGATGATGTTGCTAAATCTTTTGGAATGAATGCGTTTAATATAAATGATGATCCGCACGAGATTCAAGAAGCTTTGACATCTGTGTTTGCTAGCCCGTTGCTTATAAACGTCAATACGCATAGAAAATATTGGCATGCTGGTGCAGGTATTGATGACGAAACTATCTATGACCGCTATGAAAATGAAATGAAGACATTAGGCATCAAGGCACAAGAAATACATGAAAAAACACGTCTACATGTAGAGGAATTATGGCAAAGAACGTTAGAGAAACAATAAAGTCTCTTACTAAGAAACATCTAGAAAGCGGAAAAAGATGTTTTGGGCAGTGTCTAACAGCTGTTGGATGGGTTGGCGGAACACTACCAGAGCTATATGAAGAAGACGGAATGGTTGAACTTTCGATGGCCGATGTCTCAGGAGGTTCTATTGTTACAGGAATTGCGCTTGCAGGTGAAAGACCAATTTACGTTGTTAGATATCAGGGTTTTCAATGGTATAACGCACCGTCAATTGTTAACTATGCTGCCAAGTCAAAAGAAATATGGGGAATACCCTGCCCTATCTTTGTCAGGAGTATTGCGATGGAAGGTGGCGTAGGACCAGTTGCTGGCTCTTCACATCATTCACTATATGATAGAATGCCAGGTTTAAAAATTGCTGCACCCATGACCCCACTTGAGTATGAAAAAGTTTATGACTCTTTCATGAAAGATGACGTACCATATTACGTTTCAGAGCATAAAAAAAGTTATGATAATTGTGAAGAACTCGAAGATGAAATACATGAAAATTCCGACATAGTATTATTTCCAATATCAATTACAAGATTTTCAGCAAAAGATGCAAAACTAAAATTAGAAGAGCTAGGATACACTGTAAGTATCGTTCATCAATTATGGATAAAACCTTTTACTGGGAAGCAAAAATCGGTAGATGCATTAAAAAACTCAAAAGCAGGTTTAGTAATTGATGATGACTACGCTCAAGGAGTTGCTACAAATATCGCTCATCAGCTTATGTTATCATCTAAAAAAACAGTTGATGTTTTAGGCTTAGAAGAAAGAACAGCGGGTTTTCATCCAAGCGTTGACTTATTTCCACCAAGCTCTGAAAACATAATCAATAAATGTCTAGAGTTACTATCAACTAAATTAACATGATATTTTCTGATGTCAAAGAGTATGAAGCAAGTTATTACAGTGACTACAGAGGAGACTTGTGGACACTGTGGAAAGAGGATGAAACATATCCATCTATTAAATTTAATCATGACAAAGTTTCAACATCAAGAAAGAATGTGTTAAGAGGCATTCACGGTGATTTTAAGTCAACTAAATTGGTAACATGTTTGTTTGGAGAAATTTATTTTGTAGTTGTTGATAACCGTCCAGACTCACCTACATTTAAAAAGTGGGATTGGACTATGCTAAGTGATAAGAACAAGAAATCTATACTACTTCCACCTGGTTTCGGCAATGGATTTCTTGCAATGAGTAAACATTCTGTATTCCACTATAAATGGTCTTATGAGGGATCGTATCCTGATGTTGATGAGCAATTTACTATTAAATGGAATGATTCTACTATCGGAATTGACTGGCCGATTTTAAATCCAATTTTACAAAAAAGAGACAAGTGACATTATGCAAAACTTTAAATGGCCGCTAATCAATGATAACGTTTCAGACAGCGATAAAAAAGCTTTAATAAAATTTCTTTCTGAGCCTGGTGTAAGACTAACCCAGGGAAAAAAGGTACAAGAGTTTGAAAAGAAATGGTCCGAGTGGCTCGGTGTTTCTTATAGCGTATTTGTTAACTCGGGTGCCTCCGCAAATTACATTATGACTGCAATTTGCCGCGACGTAAAAGGAGTAGGCGAGATAATTGTACCTCCTCTTGGCTGGGTCTCTGATATTGCTGCCGTCGTAAATCTCGGCATGATCCCTGTATTTGTTGACATCTCAATGGAAAATTTAGCAATTACTGCTGAAAATATTGAAGAGGCAATAACAGAAAATACAAAAGCAATAGTTTTAGTTCATACGCTAGGATTTAATGGCATAAATGATAAAATTATTGAAATTGCAAAAAAATACAATTTGATGTTGATTGAAGATTGCTGTGAGTCACATGGAGCAACCTTCAATGAAAGAAAAGTTGGAACGCTTGGAGATATATCAAATTTTTCATTCTACTTCGGTCATCATATGACTACAATTGAAGGCGGAATGATATGCACAAATGATAAAGAACTTTATGATCTTGCTAAACTCTACAGATCACACGGTATGATTCGTGAGCTTGACGAAGAAACTAAAACAAAATACTCAAATGAAAATCCATCTCTAAATCCTCTGTTCACTTTCGTAGTGCCTGGATTTAATATGAGGAGCACTGAAATCAATGCAGTAATTGGATTAGAACAGCTAAAACATTTAGACAGTGCAATTCAAAAAAGAACTAATAATCTTTTAAGCTGGCTTTCTAAGCTTGACTCTAAGCTATTCATTACAGAGTTTCACACATTAGGCAGCAGTAATTTCTCTCTACCTCTAATTTTGCGTAAACCAAACGAAGATGCTTTTAAAAAGATATGTGATATTCTTGATAGTGAAGGAATTGAATACAGAAAAGGTACAGCCGGCGGAGGTAATCAAGCACGTCAACCTTACTTAAAAAAGTTTATTCATAAAATTGTAGGAAATTTAAAAACAGTCAATCACGTACACGATTTTGGACTTTACATTGGTAATCATTCTGACGTTAATGATGAAGATATTGAAAAAATTTGTCTTAAATTTTCTCAGGAGATTACTAATGTTTAAAAACAAGAAAGTATTAGTTACTGGTGGGAATGGGATGATTGGCAGGCATCTCATTGACCTTCTACAAAAGAGGGGAGCAAATATTAGAGTTGCCGACATTAGACAAGCCCCTGATGTAAAAGGCGTAGAATTTGTCAATGTTGACCTCAGAGACTTTAATTCATGTAAAAAAATATGTGACAATATTGACTACGTCTTTAATTTAGTTGGAATTAAATGCTCGCCAAAAGTGTGTATTGAAAGACCTGCTGATATTATGGGCCCAATGCTTCAGTTTAATACAAACATGTTAGAAGCAGCAATGCAAGCAAATATAAAATGGTACTTGTATACAAGCACAGTAGGTGTTTATGCACCAGCCGAAGTCTTTCATGAAGATGATGTTTGGTCTTCTCAGCCTTCTAAAAACGACTGGTTTGGCGGGTGGGCAAAAAGAATGGGTGAACTTCAGTGTCAAGCATATGAAAAACAATTCGGTGAAGGAAAATGCAGCATTGTGAGACCTGCTAATGTTTATGGTCCATATGATAACTTTGATCTTGAAAGCTCAATGGTCATACCATCATTAATTAGAAAAGCATTTTCAAATGGAAAGCTTTCTGTTTGGGGTGACGGATCAGCTGTAAGAGACTTTATTCATGCAAAAGATGTTGCAGAAGGTATGATCTTTGCAGTTGAAAATAAGATAACAGATCCTTTAAATTTAGGATCTGGGAGTGGAGTTACAATAAAAGAAGTTGCAGACTGTGTTGCTGAGATAGTTGGAGTTGATGTAGAGTGGGATCTATCTAAACCAACAGGTGATGCTAAGAGAATTTTTGATACTAAGCGTGCACAAAAATTAGGTTTTGCACCAAAGATAACAATTAGACAAGGCATAGAAGAAACTGTTAAGTGGTATGTGAAAAATATTCAAGAAGCGAATACAAGACTTGACACATTTAAGCTCTTAAAAGAAAAAGTTTAAATGAATAGAATTCTAGTCACAGGCGCGAGTTCAGGTCTAGGCAAATATTTGTCAAAAAAGTTTGAAGACGAAGGTCATTTTGTTCTAAAGCACAATGGAAAAAATCACTTTAATCTAATTAATTTAAACGACTTAAACAGACTAATTTGTCTTGCAAAAGAAAATAAAATTGATGTATTAATCAATAACGCAGCCATTACATGCCCAGGAAAGAAGCTACATGAGTATAGCCAGGACGAGATAGTTGATATGACAAGTGTTAATTTGCTTGCCCCTATTCTTCTTACTCATGGTCTAGTTGATCAATTAAATTGTGTTATCAACATAAACTCAATGGTTGGTCTAGAAATAAAGCCAAAAAGAACGTTATATTCAGCTACGAAATGGGGACTAAGAGGATTCTCTCAAAGTTTTTCGTCTGAGAATGAAAGAATTCATATTCTTGACGTATATCCAACTAATATTAAGACAAGTCCTGAAAAAGAAAACGCGATGGATATAAACTTTGTTCTAGATGAAATCTATAATGCATTTTTAAATAAAGAGAAACGGCTGGTTTTAGATGGAAGAAAATAAAAAGCTGATGCTAATTTGTGGTGCTACTGGCTTTATTGGTAGAAATTTACTTGACTTCTTTGTCAAGAAAGACATCTATAAAATTAGAGCAACTCATTTTTCTAGAACCGCACCCAAAGGTTATGAAAATGTCGAATGGGTAAAGTGCGATCTAAAAGATCATAATTCTGTGAAGTCAATCATGAAAGGAGTTGATGTTGTTCTACAATTTGCAGCAACAACGTCGGGCGCAAAAGATATTATTGCTAAACCCTATATTCATGTAACTGA